ACATCTGTAAAAAGAGAGCAGGACAGAATTCTAACAGATGTCGGTACAGACATCAACATGTATGATGAAGCAGAGACTGCCAATGGTCGTATGCTCATACAATTCTTAGATAATGAAAAATTGAGTTTAACAGAAAACTCACTCGTTTACATAGACGAGGCATATTACGACCCCGACCCAAGTTTATCCAAAATGTCAATACGAATGGCACGAGGCACAGCACGATTCGCCTCGGGTGGTGGTTCAAGAATTAAAAAACAAAATGTAGATGTATCTACTCCTACAGCCAATATCACAATGAGAGGGACAGATTTTACAACCACCATTGATGAGTTGGGAAGGACTATGGTAATCTTACTTCCGGATGAAGAGACAGGTGAATCATCTGGAGAAATACTAGTTTATAATGACGGTGGTGAAACCGTTTTAAATCAACCATATCAGGCAACTACTGTTGCATCGTATGATTCACCACCAACTACAGCAGTCACGGTTCAAGGTATTACGCCGAATCTGATTGACAATATGTTTATCGTAAATCCACCTTCGGAAATACGACAGGCGATGGAAGAATCCTATCAAGATGAAAATTATGATGACCAGGGTTTGTTAGATGTAGACTTCTTAGAGTTTAATGAACTTGAGGGAGATGCTTTGGCCGATACGACTGAAGATTTATCATTTTCAGAGTTGGACATAGATTATTTGGATGTGGATTTTTTACAAGACTTATTAGATGTTATAGAAGAATTAGAGAGAACCACGGTATCGTTAAGTTCCAGAGGTGGTTCAAGTACTGAATTAGCTGGGTTTGCACTTAAAGGTGCATCACCAGGTTTCAACAAAGATTCTCAGTTTAATGTTTTCGAACAAGACGGAGACCTAGTTTTCTTTCGTGATGTCCAAGGAGTCATAAATATAATTATAACAAGTGGTGGTTCGGGCATTGTAGATGCCGAAGTTCCAGGATATTCAGGTGTCATGACATTTGGAGATGGAGATGGAATTACAATTGTTATACGACAAGACTAAGGAGAGATTTATGAACATAAATATTGACTTTACTAAACTAAGACAATGGCATGAAAACATTACATGGGAAGTTGCCGATTTTTTTGGTTTAGATGAATATGAAATGTTATGGGTGTCATACACCGAGGGATTAATTTTAGGATTATTATTATGGTGGATTTTTTAAAAAGAACATTTATTGTAGGGGCATTTATTTTGATAAGTGGCCTTACTTTTGCTGACGACAATCATGTTCATGTCGAACAAGTAGCTAGTGGAGATAACTTAAATTTAAACATAACACAAATAGGTTATGATAACGAAATAAACTTCACTGTAGGACATTCTGGTAATGTATTCAACTTAATTCAAAACGGTAATGGAAATTACATTGGTTGGGTATCTTATTGGGGTTCAGGTAAAGCATGGGGTGGTGATATTGATGGAACAGATAATACTGAAAACATAGAACAATGGAATGGTGCAACATATGGCCGTCACATATTGGGAAATAATAATGAAGTAGATGTCTATCAGAATGGTTCACATACTCATTGGTTAGATATACATATAGATGATGCTGACCATGATGCACATCAATCTGGAACAGGAAGTCATTACGCACATACATATTACTATGGCACTCAAGACGGTTCTGTTGCTAGCATTATGCAGAAAGATACAGGAAGTCATAACGCACAAATAACACTTACAGGCAGTCAACCAACAACACTTAATTTATTACAACAAGGCGCAACCAATAAGTCTTACAATCTAACTCAAAATTGTATGACTGTTGGAGGGTGTACAGTATCGGTGACTCAAAGTGACTGAATGTCCAGAAGAGTATTATCATTGTCTCAGTGAAAACGAATATGAAGAGTGGATCACACTTCTAGAAGATAATGAATTAGAAATGCCTGAATCACTTGCACCATTAGGTGACGGTGAAGCTGCAGCTAACTTTGTTTGGAATGTTCTTTTCTTGTCACCAGTAGAATTATTCTATATCGGAATATCAATGTCCGTACTTGCATTCTATGGACTCTCTATATACTATATGTACAAAAAAATACAGAAGAAATTTTCATGAGTCAAGAACGAGTTATAAAAGAAGTCAACGAGTATCGTAAAAAGAAGAAACAACAACAATGGTCTCAAGCCTGGAATGTTATTCTTGCCACATCTTTGCTATTAGTATGTCTTTACATATTTTTCTTTGCGTGGCCAACAGTTGAACAAGTTTAGAAAATACAGATTAGTCGAGTGGAAAAAAGGTAATCTGATAGACATCTATGTATAATTGGAAAACAGTTTTAATAACCATAGTCGCCCTAGTGGGTATAAAGATATGGTCGCCCTATCTAATAGACAATGTTAGATGGTCTTACTTCGATGTTCTACATCAACAAAAAGAAAAGGTGATAGTAGATAACATTCTACTAGTCAACATCGATGAGAAGGCAATAGAGAAGTATGGTCAGTATCCTTTCCCTAGAAATATATACGCAGACACATTATGGGAAACTCATTTCTCAAACACTCATGTATTCAACATACTCTTTGCAGAGAAAGATAGATTTGGTGGAGATGAACTCTTTGCAGAGGCATTAGAAAACAGACTAACTATATTATCTTCATCGCCCACAATACAAAAAGAATCTGGTAATGCACCATTCGTAAACACCTCAGTATTTGGTGATGGTGATATACAAGACCATGTGTGGAACTTTCCAGGTCTAGTATCGCCAATCCCGGAACTACAAAACAGTGCTTGGGGCATGGGCGTGACAGTTGCCACACCACCTGTGGCGAATACACCTAATTTTGACGGAACAAACAGAGCGGTTCCGCTAGTCATCCAGGCAAATGGTCAATTATATCCAAGTTTAGGATTCGAAGTTCTCAGAGCATACTATGACCAACCCAATTATCAAACTAGGGTAACTGCTGATGCCGGTATTGAGTGGGTTAAAATGGGCAGAGATAAACCAATAGAGACCACATCAAGCGCTGACTTGATGGTATCATATTGGAACGAATTCGAGTCTATCTCGTTCGCAGACTTAAGAGAATCTAATTTAGAGAATAAGATTCTAGTCTATGGATTAACCGCTGAGGGGTTATCTATTCCAGTTTCAACCCCAATGGGTGTAATGTATCCCCACGAAGTTCAAGCACACCTAATCCAAACCGTTTCGTCAGGAGTTCAAATACATGTATCCGACTATCTTGAATTCGTAGAAACCGTTCTTCTTCTGATAGTCCTTCTAGGAATACTGGTATCGGTCTACAGACTTCCCACAGCCTACTCGGCGATAGTTTCAGTAGGTTTCGTAGTACTTCAGGTGGGAGGGAGTTATTATATGTGGTCTTACAATCTCGTTCTTTTCGATATTTTCTGGTCATCGTTAAGCTCCGTTGTGGTTTTTGGTCATGCGTCCTTCAACAAATACTATGTAACTTTCCAAGAAAAGCAACAAATAAAGAAGCAGTTCCAAAAGTATTTATCTCCTGACATGATTGAGGAACTACAAAAAGACCCTTCTAAATTAAGATTAGGGGGAGATAGAAAAGAAATGACCTTCATGTTTATGGACATAATCGGATTCACTCCCATAAGCGAACACTACATGCAACAAGACAATCCGGAAGGTCTAGTAGAACTCATCAACAAGTTTTTAGACATGCAGACTAAGATAATTCTAAATAATAGTGGTACCATAGATAAGTATATGGGGGACTGCATAATGAGTTTTTGGAATGCACCACTTGATTGTGAAAACCACGCAGACCTTGCCGTAAAATCAGCACTAGAAGTTCTAGATGCAACAAAGGAATTAAATGAAGAACTTAAACCTCTTAACCTGCCTCCTATTAATGTGGGCATCGGTATCAGTTCAGGCGAATGCATCGTTGGAAACATGGGGTCAGAACTTAGATTTGACTATTCCGTCATTGGAGATGCCGTCAACCTTGGTGCTAGACTCGAAGGCCAAACAAGAAATTACGATGGGGTGGACTTGTTGTTATCGGAAAGAACTTATCAACTATGTCCAGACAGAGCATTCACTAAAGTTGATAGGATTACAGTTAAAGGAAAATCAGAACAAGTCACAATATACACTCCAGTCTGATACTGATAACCGTGACTGGTTGGTGTTTTATACCGTTCAGATACTAGATATACATTCTACCACACAAGGTCTAAAGTATAGTTGTATTTATGAAGCAAATCCACTTTTACCATCTGTTCCACATAGAGACCATCTCATATTACAAAAGGCAATCTTAATGCTTACAGTCTTCCGTCAAGAATATTGGCAAATGGAACAGATTAACGCATTGACTTTGTTTACTGGTGCAGTTGTTATAGAAAATAATAGAATAACTAATAAGGCAACTTGTCCTTTAAGATAAAACCACCTATACATAACATGAGTAATGTTGTATAATTGTTACAACAGGAGTAAATCATGCCAATCAAATTCGGACCAACAATAGTTACTAAAGACAGAAACACTGGAAAAGTAACGACAAAAACAAATTACATTAAAAACTTATCAGTTGATGAACTCATCAAAGCTTATAACAAACCAGTCATACCTAAACTTCGTCAGAAAGTTAAGAATGAAATTGTTAGAAGAAATAAAGAGAAGTTGATAATTGAATTCGGACCGAAAACCGCAGAGGTTTAAAAAACACTAAATAATTGTGTGACATTTATGTGACAAAAGAGTGAGTAGATGGCAACATCGAAGACCAAGTTCACGGATAGTCCACAACATAACAGGAGATAACAATGCAACATTACGCATCATTATCTGCCGAGTATCTAACAACCTTCGCAGATAAATTCGACAACATGATGAAGTCAGGCACATTACTGAATATACTTTCAAAAAACTGGTAACATCTGTTATAAATAATAGTGTAGAGAGTTCTAGGTAGAGACAATCTATAAGACTGAACAGAAGGTCTTCGTGTAGTCACATTAAATCCTAGATACTTCTACACGCCTAATGCCCAATTGGGGTTAGGAATATAAACTTGCTTAATAAAGGAGAAAACTATGACAAGTAAACAGCTCGGAGACTTCGATGTCTTCAATTTCGGGAAATCATTCCCATTCGCAATCGGGTTCGACAGAACTCTTCAACTATTAGAAAGGGCTAATCAGTCACCGACTAATACAAACTATCCACCTTACAATATTGTAAAACACGATGCAGAGAACTTCAGTATCGAACTTGCATTAGCTGGATTTGATAAGAAAGACATCACAATCTCAAAAGAGAAAGAGGTTCTTAATATCGAAGGTAAACAGAAGGAAGGGGAAAACCTTGAGTATGTCCATAGAGGACTTGCATCTCGTTCATTCAAAAGAACATTCACACTTGCAGACGATATAATCGTTAAAGGTGCAGATATGAAGAATGGTATTTTGAGTGTATCTTTAGAAAGGATTGTTCCCGAAGAAGATAAACCCCAAGAAATTAAGATTAAATAATTTCGAAAACCCCCTTGCAAATTGGGCACTGATTTAGTATAATAAATGAGTGCGGAGATAGTTTACTAGAAAAACGGTCTAATACCATTAGACAGACGAGAGTGCAAATCTTTCTCTCCGCTCCAATTTTTTTACGGAGAACAATATGTCATACCCTTATAATAACGGAATGCTAACAGTTGGGGACGAATTCCCACCTTTTGAATTACAAGGAGTTAATCCCAGTAATGAACTTGTATCAGTCTCAGTAGAAGGTAGTTACACGCCACATAAACATGATTGGTCAGTAATCTATTTCTATCCTAAAGACTTTACATTCATTTGTCCTACAGAAATTTCTGCAATGGATATTTTAGTAGACGAAGCCAATGTCATTGGTATTAGTGGTGACAATGAGTTTTGTAAACTTGCATGGAAAAACGACAATGATTTGATAGGTAATATCAGACACCCATTGGCCGCAGATTGTGGGTTGTATCTTTCAGAAGAACTCGGTATTGTAAATCAACGAGAAGGTGTTTGCTATAGGGCAACATTTATTATTGATAAAGACCGTGTAATTCAACATGTATCAGTGAACGCATTAGATACAGGTAGAAATGCAGACGAAGTGTTAAGAACTCTTCAGGCACTTAAGGCAGGCGGACTAACTGGTTGCTCTTGGACACCAGAAGATGACTTCGTAGCATAATACAAAAACTCACTAGACAGGAACCCAAGTTCATCGTATAATGGACTTGGGTTTTTTATTATGTTAATACTTTCAAAACAAGATGCTGAATATGTAGGTCAAATTTTTATTGACTACTATTCTAATTTCGATAGAATCGATGACTATTTACGCAAGGTTAAACTTGAGAAAATGGCAGAGAGACCTGCGTCCTTATTTGGCATGGGTCCAGAAGATGATATGTTTCAAGACTTTACTATGCACCCAAATGATATGGACTTCGTGTGTAGAGAAATGCCAATCTATGATGATTACATTGACATAGTTGCATCTCAAATGATACAAAAGTCTATACCAGGCAAAACTCTAAAGTGGGTAGTTTATGAAAAGAATACGAATAAGATTGTTGGATTTATTAGATTTGGCAGTCCTACTATTAATAGTAAACCTCGTAACGAGTTCTTAGGCAAACCTCTAAATACAACAGACAAAGATACGATGAAGAGATTCAATGATTCTACAATCATGGGTTTCAATATCATACCAACTCAACCATTTGGTTTTAATTATCTAGGTGGTAAACTTCTTGCCGCCATTTGCACTTCGCATTACGCCAGAAGAGCATTGAACAAGAAGTACAATACAAACTATTGTATGTTTGAAACTACATCGTTATATGGTTCAAGCAAATCATCATCAATGTATGACGGCATGAAACCTTATCTAAAATTCATTGGTCTAACTGATTCAGATTTTGTACCTAGTATCAATGATGATAAGTATCATCATTTAAAAGATTGGTTCGAAAACAAAAACAGTGGCGTACCTTTAGTAGATGCAGAGGCGTCAAGTAGAAAGTTGAAGACTCAAAGTAAGATGATATCTATTATAAGAAACTCACTAGCGATGGCAAATAGTGAAATGTATGAACCATTCAAACAATGTTTTATAGATGCCAAGAATCTTACAGAAAGAAAGAGACAATACTTAGGTACATATGGTTATGCAAATGTAAAAGAGTATATGAACTCAGAGACAGATACCCTAGTGAAGAATGTAAACTTTGACAGATTTGAATTAGACAATGTTTATACATGGTGGAAAAAGATGGCAACTAAAAGATATGAAAATCTCCAGAGAGATGGTAGATTAAGAACTGAACTAGAAGTTTGGTCAAAGAATTCAAACATAGATATTATAAGATGAAGAACATAAGAGAACAAGAAACTACTGATAACCATTTAGAACTAATAGAAAGAATAGACAAACTATTAATGGTCGTTTATCTGATAAGTGAAGACTTAAAAGAAGTCAAGGCAAAACAACAGAGGCAGATAGAAAGAAGTGGGTACTAAGATAGGGTTTACATGTGGTGCTTGGGACTTATTACACGCAGGTCATGTAGTCATGTTAAAACAGGCAAGACAGAATTGTGACTATTTAATTGTCGGACTTCAGACTGACCCAAGTATCGATAGACAAGAAAAAAATCAACCAGTGCAATCTGTATACGAGAGATTCGTTCAAGTTTCTGCTTTAAGAGATGTAGACGAAGTTGTACCATACGATACTGAACAAAGTTTAATTGACTTACTAGAATCAACATCTATAGATGTTAGATTTATAGGTGAGGATTATAAAGATAAATCTTTCACAGGCGATTACTTGCCTATAAAGATTTTTTACACAAATAGAAAACACTCATTTAGTTCGAGTGGTTTAAGAGAGAGGGTTACACAATCATGAATATAACAATAGCAAGACTTCGTTCAAATGTAAAGTACTTAGGTCCATTAGAAACTGTACTAGATAGTTTCTTTGAGAATTACATAAAATGGATGAGAGACCATCCAGAACATAACTATGATACTTACAATGTATCATTTGAAAACAAAAGACCTAAGAGAACGCCAGAGACTATTGAATGGGCAGATTGCATTGTTATACCAAGTGACTCAGAGTTTAGATATCATGGCGAATTGCAGATGAACCCTAAAGACCTTGCAACATCAAATGAACATATGGCAAAGATTGTACCTCATTTTGAAGGTAAACATGTCATCATGTTCTGTAGTGATAGAGCAGATACAGAAGAGTTATATGTCAACGAAGTATTTAAGGGTATCAATTTAAAATCATTCACTAAAATCGATGAGATAGATTTCAGTGGTAACATTCACGGCATGAAGTATCACTTTATAAATACTTTAAAAAACCCATTGGCAGAAATGGTTGGGTCATCTAAGACTCACGACTTTGGATATTGGGGTCGTATGAAACATGGCCACGATAGAGAGAAGACAATTCGCCAAATTTATCGTAGTGACCTTTCATGCCAACTTATTGGTGGTATGCCATCTGGTGTAGAAAGAAAGTCTAAATGGATTAAAGATTGGAAAGTTCTTTATCCTCTCTTAGAGGGTTGCAGAGAAACATTATGTTTCAACTGGTTAGATGAAACTGCAACAACATCTAGATATGTAGAGGCACTTGCAATTGGTATCGTACCACTAGTATGGAGAAATTACGATTGTAACAATACATACAGAATAAATAAGTGGCAGAGATGTTATACTTTTGAAGAGTTCTTAGAGAAGTCTTTAGAGTTAAGAGATGACTCATTTAGAGAAGCGAAACTAGAAGAGTATAGAAATAACTATGCAGAAGTGCATCTAACAGAAGAGGGTTATTACAAAGAATTCGCAAGGAGAATGGACAATGCTTTTTAAAGAAGTTTATCAAGTTGTAGAGAACCCACATGAAGCCGATGCAGGTATAGAACTTCTATCTGGTGAGTGGCAGGGTTTAGTATTTCAGTTTGGTGATGTTCAATTCGAAGACGGCAAACCTCAAATGAACTTCAAAAGAACTATAAGAAGAATGCCGGAAAGTGTAGAAGGTACGGAGGAGAACATTCAAGAATTACTAAATAATGGTGAATTAAATAAACTCATGGGTGACATTCTAGTAGAACTAATCCAAGAACAAATCAAAAGAGAAGAGGAAACAAAAAATGGCAAGAATAAATCTAAAATTTCATAAAATGGAAGGCGACCCAGAAATTAAAGTAGGTTATTACTTTAATTGTGAAGAAGGTGATAGAGCAGAATTTCAGGCAGCAAAAGAAAGCGAAGGCTTTACATTTGATGAACTAAAGGATCCAGATTTTACTAATGCAGTAGAAGACGATTCATAAGGAATAAATCATGAATAAAGATGTTTTAAAAGAACAAATCAAAAGACATGAGGGCGAAGTGCTTGAAGTCTATGCAGACTCATTAGGGTATCTAACACTAGGTGTTGGGCATCTTATCAGAGAAGATGATGCAGAGTTTGGAGAACCAGCAGGAACTCCAGTCAGTCAAGATACTGTTGACCGTTATTACGAAGCAGATTTTGACAAACATGTTGATGAAACTATACATCTATTTGAATCAAAGGGTGGAGAAGACTTCTATAGTCTACCAGAAGATATTCAACATGTACTAGTCAATATGACATTCAACTTAGGTGGAAGTCGTTTTGGTAAATTCAATAACATGTGGAAAGGAGTCATCTCAGAAGATTGGGATACAGTCGCAGTTGAAATGGAAGACTCAAAATGGTTTGGTCAAGTTGGCCGCCGTTCAGTTGAATTACAGGAAATGGTAAGAAATGCGTAGAGTAAGATGTATCAGACTTGACACAGGGGAAGTGCTAATAGGTTTCGTAGAACGAAAGTGGAATGGTGATTATGTCATTAGTGAAGCTCAAGTATGCCTAATGGAAGTAAAAGAAGGAACTATGGAAGTCAACATGGCACCATGGATACCATTTGCTAAAGAGTACACATTTACAATCAACGCAGGTCTTATACAGACTGTATTTGATGCGAAACCACAACTAGAAACTAATTTCAAAGTTTCAACAGGTAATAACTTCCAACAGAGGGGCAAAGTCGCTAAGTAATATGGCAGATGTATTAAGAGCCCTAGAAAAAAAATACGAAGGTGACATTGCAGTTCACACTACAAATATCCAAGTATATCAAGAAAACCCAGCAGGTATTGGAGAACACTCAGACATAGTTCAAACACTAGACTTAGAGGTTGCTAAACTTGCTGATGCAAAAGACAAACTAAACGCAATAAAAGAATTATTGCATCCAACAAGAAAAACCCTTGTAGAATAACCAAAACTGTAGTATACTTACAGTATGGATTTTTACACAAATGTATGTCGCACTCGTGACAAAATATTAGCGATTGGTTACCAGAACGGAAAGAAACAAAAACTTTCCGTTTCTTATCGTCCCAATCATTTCATTCCCTCAAAGAAAAGTTCAACGCCTTACAAAGCACTTGACGGCAGACCACTAGATGTAGTCAATCTTGACTCTATGGGTGGGGCAAGAAAGTTCAAAGAGAAGTATCAAGGCATAGATGGTTTCGAAGTAC